CTAATAAAATTCTATATCTAATACTTCTGTTACTCCATCTTTTTTATCAATTTTGATACTCTCTATAAACATGCTCATAAATTGTTTCTTTTCGTCAGGAGATAGATGAGACCAATTCTTTTTGATATTATTCACTTTTTCTTTTATCACAGCTACATCTATCTCTTGATGGTTATTCACCTCTAAAGTTTGTAACTTTTCTTTGGCAGAATTCAATAGTATTTTTGTTTCATTCATCCGTTCTGTAAATTCATCGTCTGTCATTAAGTCGTTTGACCAAGCCTTTTGGTATTTTTCTCTTTGTTTTTCCACTTTTTTTATTTGTTTTTTTAGTATTTCTAATTCGTTATTTTCATTATTTATTTTAGGTACTTGTTCAAACTGTAAATTTGAAATGTAATTCATTAATGCAGATTCTATCTTTCTTTCACTAGTAGCAAAAGGTTTAGTTGTAAGTTTATTCAGTGCACACGACTGGCATCGATATTGATTACACTCCACATGTTGCTCATCTTTTTTTCTGTAATATCTGGATCGTTCACTACTTAAACGATTCCCACAATTAGGACATATTAATTTCATTTGATATATAAAAATTGAATGTGTTTGTCTCTTTTTAATGTTTTGTCTGCTAGATAATATCTTTTGTAATTGTATAAACCGCTCCTTAGTAAGGATTCCTTCATGTGCACCTTCAATTATTTCGTTAGACCACTTTATAGCTCCGTACAGGGCGTTATTAGAAAGAATATCTAATATGGTACGTATATGCCATTTGTAGCCCCTTATAGGCTTAACGTAGCTGTCTAGATGGATGGCGAGTTGTCTGATGGAGTAACCTTCTTCAATTTTTCTTACCATATCTAAAACCACTTTACTTTCAATCTCATTTATTACAAGTTTGTTATGTTTATTTTTATCGAATCCAAAAGGAGCTTTTGCTGAATATTCTCCTTGTCTAGCTTTTTCTAATTGACCCATTCTTACACGTTCACCTAAATTTTCTCGTTCCCATTGAGCAAGTGCAGCAACAATTGTAATGAACATTCTTCCCATTGCTGTAGAAGTATCATAAACCTCTGTTGCAGATTTAAAAGCACAGTTATATTTATCAAATGCATCAAGTAACTTGTACAGATCCATAACAGAACGAGTTAAACGATCTAAACGATAAACGAGAACAGTAGTGATTAAGCCTTGCTGAATATGATTTAATAAAATATTTAATTGTGGTCGATTCGTATCCTTTGCTGATACACCTTCATCCACATAAAACTTAAAATTATCCCAGTCTTGTGCTACACAATATGCTTTTAATTTTTCGCGTTGAGCTGAGATAGAAAAACCATCTCGTGCTTGTTCCTCTGTACTTACTCTTATATAAATCCCAACAGTCACTATTATCTCTCCTTTTAAAAAAATAGGACAGCTGTACGGGCTGTCCATTAAATTCCTAGCGCTAAGGATTTAATCACCTTTTGTATTAGTCTAATGAAACTAAGTACATTACTACTTTACCGTGTATTTTTATATTAGCGGCATCTTCGTAAGATACTGTGTAATCAAAGAAACAATTATCATAAGAGTCTGGTCGGAATATTAACCGTTTATTTTCCTTGTCATTAAAGAAACGCTTTACACAATAATCACACCCATTACTAAAAACAACCATGTCATTATCATAAAGTTCTTCTAATGTCACTTCTTTTACGGCAATTAAAGAAGAGTGAGGTATGACTTTATTCATTGAATCACCATTAACACGAGTCATAAAAATATCTTCTCTACCTGCCCATTTCCCCATTAATGAATCAGGAATACGTATAGTTTCCAAATCCATTTCTGTCATTCCGTCAACTTGTATAGGTAAACCGGCTGAAATTGAAGTTGGGAAATAAGTGTAATCAGATTCATTTACTAAAGAAATAATTTGATTATTAGCTTTATACACCTCATTTGTAGGTGGAAACAAATCATTAATGGATATATCTAATGCTTGTGCAATTGCGAAGAGCACATCTTGCTCAGGTTCATTTGTACCATTTTCATAAGATGAAATTGTATTATGTTTTTTTCCTATTTGTAAACCCAATTCTTTTTGTGTCATTTTCTTTAGTTTCCTAAAGTTTTTAATTTGTTGACCAACATATTTAGAAACATCTTGTTTCATGAAGTTTCACCTTCTTTCTTACTTTATTATATCATATTTCATGAAGTTTTAAACTAAAAATTTCATATAACAAGAAAATAAATAATAAATTTCATAAAATATGAAAACAATTGTTGAATTATGTCAGAACTTCTTGTAATATGAAGTTATCGAAAGTGAGGTGGATTATTTTGCAAGAAAAACTAGTATCATTGCGTATGTATAACAGGTTAACGCAGCAAGATATGGCTGATTTAATAGGAACTGATAAAAGAACATATGTTAATAAAGAGCATGGAGTTACCCAATTTAAAGCCAATGAAATGTTCTTGATCGCTCAAAAACTTGGAAAAGGTATTGAAGAAATTTTTTTACCAACTAACTTCATGAAACATGAAGTTTTGAAGATGGATGGTGCTGTTAATGGAACGAACTGTATTGGATAATCCACCAAGTGAAGAAACAAAGTTAAGAATGGTGGAATTCTTCATGAAAACATCTATCCCTCGTATTTTAGAAGAAGAACGTAAAGAAAAATTATATAAGGAAGGTGACCAATCATGAACGGAGTATTATCCGCAAGTAAATTAATGAAAGCATCAGATGTTGTAAAAAGATGTGCAGAAATGAGAAATAGTCCAGCGTTATTACTTCATTACTGAATTAGAAGCAAAGTGTCAGTTAAGGGAAATGAACCGTAAGGTTTCAGATCGAAGGGAGGTGAGTTAATTGAAGGATAGAAACGATGTATTTACAAATTTAAAGCAAGCTTTTGAAGAGGCTGTTGAACATGCAGTGGTAAATAGTATGAGTGAATGCAACGTAAAAGAGATACAACGTTCAGAACTGTTGACGGCAGTAGCGAACGAAGCATCTCAAAGATTAAAAGAAAGAAATGTACCTTATCAAGATGGTCTTGCAAATGTAATTACTGGTCGTAGAAAGTATCAAGATTAATAAAGGGAGTTGAGTTAAATGAAAGAAGTAACTTTAGTTTTTAAATCAGGTAGAACAGCAAGTTTTACGGTAGAGCAATTTAAAACATTTAAAAATAGCTTTGGTTTTTTATCGGGGATTGAATATGAAGGTGCAACTCCGACAGTACCATTCCACATTAGTGTGAGTAATATCGATGCAATATTTGTGGAAGACATTGGTGGAAAGGAATCTACTAAAGAACCTGATCATCCAATTGAAGATTTCTATGGTTGTGAAATTAAGCAAGATGATAAGTATTTTATGTTCGGCCAGGATGCTGTACTTGAAGGAAATCTAACGAATTACTTAATTGCGGAACAAAGTGTTGAATGCTTTCGAGCTGTATAAAAGGAGAAACCGCCAGTTGGGGCTGACGGTCTAATAAAAATACATGTTGAGGTCATTATAGCATGAATTGATTTTGTGTAAAGGAGAGGCTATGTCTTGAAAAATGGTAAAAAACCAAATAAACGTGAAAAGATTCATATTCAATTCCACGATTTAAATCCGCAGGATTGGTTGATTTATAAGAAAGTAAATGGAGAAATGCATTTGGTTCATCGAACTACTGGTGCGACTCATGTAATTCCAAACTTATAGATTAGGAGAAACGTAATGGATAAACAATTAAAAACTAAAACTACATATTTAGTAAGTATAGGTAATTTGTTTGTTAGCCATCCGCAACCACTAATGGTAACGAGGTTACCCAAAAATGCAATGGAATTTGAGTATGAAAAATCAAAGCAAGTAGCCAATGATGTCGGTGGAGAAGTAATTCGCAAAACTGTGGAGTATGAAAGGGTGGCGGAATTTTAATGGATATTAAAGCGATTGAAGAATATGTACAAGCTGTACGTTTAGCGCAGAAAAGTGGCATTTTGGGTGTCTATAATGACCGAATACATGTCAGATATCAATTGTTTGAAGAACTCATAAATGAGCAAGGAAATCTTGAAGTAGTGAAACGTGATTGTTCGGAATATCCATTTGAAGCTACTTTCACCAAAAACGGTTTAACGTATCTTTCCCTTCACACTGAAGAAGAAATTAAAAATATATTTGGAGGTAATATCGATGAATGCATTACAACAAAATGAATTATTAGAAGTGGACCAATTACAAGATGCGGAGCAACAGTTTGAAATTACGGATATTAACGGTTTGAACTGGGCATTCCGTAAAATTTCAGCACTTAAAGCGCAAGAAAAAGAAGTTACAACACTAGCAAATGTTGAACGTGATCGTATTACCGAATGGGAACAAAGCGAATTGAAGCCCATCCACAATAGTATTTCATTCTTTGAAAGTCATATCCGATGTTATCATATGGAACAACTTGCAGCGGATCCAAAGCAGAAAACGATTAGTACGCCTTACGGTAAATCCAAAACTCGTAAGAGTGGTGAAGTGCCAGAGCAAAAAGATAAAGCCCAGGTACTTCAATATGCTATTGAAAATGAACTGGATGATTGCTTAAAAACGGAAGTTAAATGGGCTGATTTCAAGAAAAAATTAAAAATTGTAGAAATCAGTGGTGAAAAAGTAATTGTGGATGAGGATGGACAGATTGTTCCAGGGGTTACGGTTAAGCCTGAATCTATTTCTTATAGTGTGGAGGTATAAATATGTTGCAAGTAACAGACGCACAACGTGAAAAGCTGAAAGCTTGTATAGCATTATTCGGTGCAAGTGGCGGAGGTAAAACATTAACTTCTTTAATCCTGGCATATGGAATGGTGAAAGAAGCTTATCCTGGGTTACCAGAAGAAGAATTGTGGAAGAAGATTGGAGTTATCGATACGGAACATAAACGTTCGCTCCTTTATGCAAACAATACAATTAAAGGTTACAAGATTGGTAGCTTTAAATATGTTGAACTTGATGCTCCATATTCAACAGTGCGATACCAACAAGCTATTGAATTATTAAAGAAAAGTGGTTGTGAGGTTGTTATTGCAGATAGTCTTTCACATGCTTGGGAAGGTATCGGAGGTATCTTGGACCAGCAGCAAGATTTAGGTGGGCGTTTTCAAGATTGGAAAACAATGAAGCCGGTTATTAAAGAGTTCATTAAATCACTTACAGAAAATGATGTTCATATTATCGCTACGTTACGTACTAAACAAGAATATCAAGCTGAGCGTGATGATAATGATAAGCTTCAAATTCGTAAGTTAGGATTAAAACCAATTCAGAAAGATGATTTGGAGTACGAATTCATGATTGTTCTACGTATGGAGCAAAATCATACAGCTACACCAACTAAGGATAATTCTAATTTAATAAATGAAAATGGTGAATTAATTAATCCGGAGCATGGTGCAATCATTTATAAATGGTTAGAACTTGGTGTGGATGTAAGAGCGGAGCAAGAGAATGAAAGAAATGCTCTTATTGCAAAAATTATAGAAATTGTTGAAGCCAGTGATGAAGCAGCGAAGATGCTAGATGAAATTGAGTTTAAAACAAAACAAAAACTCCAAGATTTCAATCTTAAATATTTAAATGCTGCTTTAGATAGATTACAAGTTTTTAACAACAAGGAGGAAAAATAATGTTTACAGTAGATTATGAACAAGCTAAAGGATTTGAACAAGTTAAGCCAGGAGAATATGAGGTAACAGTTGTTAATTATGAATTAAAAAAAGCTGAATCCGGAAACAACATGATTGTTGTGGATTATGAAATTCGTAGTGATGTAGACCAGGCATTCCAAGGACAGAAGCTTTTATTCGATAATTTTGTTGTAACTGAAAAATCATTGTGGAGATTACAAGCAATTTCTAAAGCTGCAGCATTTCCAACAGGAATGAAATTCGCTTCTTACAAGGAATGGGCAGATACTCTTTTAAATAAACATCTTCGTGTAGTAGTTGGTGAGCGTGAATATAACGGTAAAAAATATCCACAAGTAAATGGGTTTAAAGAATCGGAAGCATCGGCTCCAAGTACTGAATTTACAGTTTCGGACGAGGATGTTCCGTTCTAAAAGTTAATTAACAAGATTCAAATAGGAGGGAGCTACTAACGGCTCCCTTTTCCAAAGGGAGAAAATCAAATGAGATATAAATTTAATCAAATACCGGCAGAGCTTAAAAACACTCCTCATTGGATCTTATGGCGGTCAGAAGTAAGAAATGGTAAGAAAACAAAAGTTCCTTATCAAATCAATGGGGAAATGGCTCAATCGAATAATAAACGGAGCTGGTCAACGTTCCCAACGATCATAAAATTCTTTGAACAAGGAGATTATGACGGAATTGGATTTATGTTTTCAAAGGATGATCCATTCATTGGAATAGATATTGACCATTGTATTCAGGAAGGTGCTCTTACAAGTTTAGCTGAGGATGTTATTGAAATCGTAAATAGTTACACGGAATATTCACCAAGTGGTGATGGCATCCACATTATTGCAAAAGGTAAGCTGCCATTAAAAGGACCAGGTACAGGGCGGAAAAATATTGATCTCGGATTAGAAGTATACAGGCATGGAAGGTATTTTACTTTCACCGGTGATTGCCTGGATCAAGTCCCTGTGGAGGATAGAACGGATGAATTAAAAGTTTTATTTGAAAAGTATTTGAAAGAAAAGCCAAAGCCTGAAAAGAAACAAAGTAATACTTCTTTTGAACGAGAAGATATCACTAGTCTATCGAACGCGGAATTATGGGAGCGAATGTTTGATTGTAAAAGTGGTGCATCCATTAAAGATTTATTCCAGGGCATGTTGATTAACGGAGATCATTCTTCAACTGATATGGCTTTATGCAACCATTTAGCATTTTGGACGGATAAAGATGCTGCAAAGATGGATTCAATGTTTAGAGAATCCTCATTACTTCGTGAGAAGTGGGATAAACCACATTCCAGTGATGGCCGTACATATGGACAAATGACAATTGATACAGCAATTCTTTCTACTCCTTCCACAATAGCTGATTATGAACCGCCCGAAGAGAAAAAGTATGAGGTTTATATTTCCGATAATTCAGTTGAAGATACTGAGGAAATTATCGATGAAGTACCAAAGTTTCATTTAACTGAGTTAGGAAACGCAGAACGTATTGCATATTATCACGGCGAGAATGTTCGCTATTGTAATGAATTGGAATGGCTTATATGGAACGGTAAGCATTGGCATGAGGATAGTAAGAGACAAATTGAAGCTATCACAGCCAAAACGTTGAGAGCCATATATGGGGAAGCAAAGGCTACAGAAGATAAATATCAATCAAAGTTACTACATGATTGGGCTAAGAAATGTGAAAGACGGTCAATTAGAATAAATAGCATATTGGATGTGAGACCTATGGTATCAGTAAAAAAGAAAGAATTAGATTCTCATAGTTTTCTTTTTAACTGTGAGAACGGAGTTATCGATTTAAAGACAGGCGAATTATTACCGCATGACCGTGACTTGTTATTAACAAAGATTTCTCCAATCAAGTATGACAGAAATGCTGAGTGTCCAAACTGGAAAGCTTTCTTAGAAAGTATTTTTAAAACACATACCGGTGAAGCGGATCATGAGCTTATTAACTATTTACAAAAAGCAATAGGTTATTCATTAACCGGTGTAACAAAAGAGCAAGTAATGTTTTTCTTATTCGGTAATGGACGAAATGGTAAGTCTACCTTTATTAATATCATCCAGGATCTACTTGGTGATTATGGAAGACAGACAAACAGTGACACTTTTTTAAAAAAGAGAAATGATTCAGGAATCAATAACGATGTGGCCAGATTAGATGGAGCACGTTTTGTATCAGCTGTCGAGAGTGAAGAGGGGCAACAATTATCTGAAGCTCTGGTTAAACAAATCACCGGTGGAGAAAAGATGTCAGCTCGTTTCTTACGCCAGGAATACTTTGAATTTACACCAGAGTTTAAAGTGTTTTTCACTACCAATCATAAGCCAATTGTTAAAGGTTCGGATGAAGGTATTTGGAGAAGGATTATGCTTATTCCATTTACCGTAACGATACCAAAAGACAAGATTGATTATGATCTACCAGATAAATTAGCAAAAGAAATGCCGGGTGTTTTGAGTTGGGCTGTTGAAGGCTGCATGAAGTGGCAGACCGAAGGGTTGCGTGTTCCTGAAGCTGTGAAGGCAGCGACAGCCGAATATCGTGAAGACATGGATATATTAGGACCATTTATTGATGAGAATTGTGTGTTGCATTCAAATGCGAAAGTTGAAGCGAAAGTACTGTATGAGAATTACACCAAGTGGTGTTATCAAAATAACGAACTAGATTTAAAGAATCGTGCTTTTTATCGTCAATTAGAAATTCGTGGATTTAAAAAAGAAAAAGGATCAAAAAACAAAACTTTCATTCATGGGATTACATTAAATGAGTTTGCTGGAGCGAATTTATTCTCCAATGAAGAAAATAGTAACATAACTCCTATAAATAGGAAAAAAGTTTGATTTTGGGTTACTGGGGTTACTAAACGACTTTTTTAATAACCCGTATAAATGTTGTTATCTCAATGGTTTATAGCTTAGGGGTTACTAAGGTTATTGAAAATACTATATTGGCTCTTAAGAAAATAAATAAATAAATAAAAAAATAATATATATAGGGCTTTAATAGATTTTCGAATAACTTTAGTAACCCCAATAACCAAAAAGTGTCTTGAACCATTGATGTGACTGGTTTTATAGTGGGTTACTGAAATTTTTAATTTAATAACCCAGTAACCCTTGTGAAGGAGAGTAGGAAAATGCCAAAAAGTGAAGCTGTCATTTTAACAGAAAAATATCAAAAGGAAATTTCTCTTTTAAAAAAAGTTATTGCTGAACTTGAAAGACAATCTAGGAAACACAATAGAAAAAATGTAGAAAGTGTACAAGTGTTTGTTGAAACAAATTGCAACAGACGGACAAATAAAGAAATGAAAATAGTCGATTTCTATAAATTGTATAAAACATGGTGTCATTTAGTTGGTGGTATGTATATCTTTAGTCAAGCTGTCTTTAGGTATTACTTAGAAAACACATTGGCTTTTCAAACAAGAAGGGATTCTGATGGATATGTATATATTTTAGAGGTTGCTCTATTTTCAAGCGATGAACTTCTTACTGAAGGTGATTAAATGCACCCAAAACAGATATGTGCCGATGTTCAATCGATGGGAGCAAAGCTCGTGCTAGATGGAAATGATTTATACATTGAGGATCATGAAAAGGTTGCACCTGAAATTGAATCTGTTATTAAAGAATATAAGCTACGGATTATTAAATACTTGCAGGGGAATTATTCGGACCAAGATTATGCAGTAAAACAAACGATAGATAAAATTATTAATTTTTTCATTGGTGTTGAACAAGACATGAATCCAAAAATAAATGATTGGTTCAATCATGATGAAGCTGCAGCAAGATTGGTTATGGAATTAACATTAAACTTCTCACTTAATGGTTGGTTATATGTAAAAGAATCTGTGGCCAACTATGAAAATAAAGTAACGGACGAGCTTTCACAAGCAATATTCAATCGTGCAATGTTGCATTTTAGGAAGGTGAAATAAATGCCAGCAATTCATTATCGATATTCAGAAAAAGAATTGAAGGAAATATTGGATACATTGGAAATCATGGTAGATACAAGAGAACAGAAAAACCAACACGTACTTGATTATTTCCGCAAAAAGAATGTTCCATTCAGACTCAGAAAAATTGATACTGCCGACTATTCAGCGGTAATTCCTAAGAACCCTGAGATGGGCATTACACGAGATATTTATTTAAGTGCTGGGGTAGAACGTAAAAATGGCGTAGATGAATTAGTTCAATCAATTAAAGATCGTACAAGATTTGAAAATGAATTGATTCGTGCAGCTAAACATCCATTTGTTCTACTTGTGGAAGATTTACAAGGATACCAGAAAATATTGAAGGGTGAGTATATAAGTCAATACAAACCAGAAGCCTTACTTGGTAGTTTAAAAACATTTGAAGTGCGATATGGCTTTTCAACAGTGTTTATTGAGCCTGCTACAACTGGTAATTACATATATCATCATTTCTTATATATGGCTCGTGAGTATCTGAAGAAAGGTGTCATATGATGAAAGCCAAAACAATTAAGGGAGAAATAAATCATGACTAAAATTCAATTGAACGTATTATTCAAGAAAATGCACAAGGATGATAAAAAGGAAGTTCTAATGTTCCATGTATTAAGTGATGAACTTCCACATGCTGATGAATTATTAAAAATGCCAGGTACTATTATTCATCTAACTGTGGAGAAAAGTGATGTTGAAGCAATTGGTGCTGAATTTGTTTCTATTCAACGTGATAGCAAGAAAACAGTTCTTAAATTCAATGTAAAAGGCGATACGAAAGATAAAATTAACAAACTTTATCCATTCGCTGGTGAAAATGTTTCTATTACTCTAGAACCTTCGCAAATGTCGATTGATGAGTTTTACGAAGAACAACATGAAGGTGTCGAGTATAACGTTAATCCTGATGGAACTACTAATGTTGCACCTGGTCAATTAAAAATTGTTGATGAAGAAAGTGTTGCTGAATAAATATTTGTCCTGGGCTTCGGCTTAGGATATCACATATAAATCGAAAGGGAGATTAACGAATGTCTAACAAATTTGATAAGGACTTTGAAGCAATTACGAATAATGGTGAATTAACGAAAGAAGGAACAGAATGTATAGAAGCTGTAAAGCAATTCGTCGGTACGCAATATGATTCAGAGGATGTAGCGAAATTAATGGTATTAATTATGGCTGCTTTAGATGTGGATGACAATGCTTTTCATACCGCAATATCCGCTTTATATCAAACTGCAATAGAAGTGCAAACAGGTATCAATTTGAATGAATTACTGGATTTAGTGACAAAAGGTGAACCAGGCTTAATTCATTAGGAGAACCCAACGCGTTCGATAATTTTCGGCATAGAAATGAATGTCCGAATCATAGTAATTTAAAGTTTTATTTCTCTCTGAATACAAATAGATGCACAAGTGTTAAAACGTCTTAGAAAGGGAAATAAACGTGTTTTATGAGATTCGTTGTTTTAAATAGAAAGTAGGTGAATCATTATTTGTTTGACTGGCTGAAAGACTATCAGAAATTAGAAGAAAGAATTGCATACCTAGATTACAACTTAGATAAAGCAAAAGCTGAATTGAAACGCTGGGTCAGTGGTGATTTGCGAGAAGTACGTTTAACTGCTGAATCTGAAGGTGCAAAGGTAGAAGAACGTATAGAAGCAATCGAATATGAGTTAGCTCATAAGATGAATGCAATGTGTGATTTATTAAAATTGATTAGTAAGTTCAAAGGGTTAGAAAATAAATTATTAAAAATGAAATATGTGGATGGAATGACATTAGAAGAAATAGCCGAGGATATGAATTACAGTTCTAGCTATATTTATAAAAAACATGCTGAAATAATAAGGAGGATAAAGTTTGCTGAAGAATTTGCACTTTACTGACACCCAGTTTTATGAATGTTAACTCTTGAAAATATGAATTATAGTAATAACATAAGATTTTGACGAAAGGGCAACTGAATGATATATATAATTTTTATGATGGATTATCTTACATCTTTGTAAGAAATATGTAAGGTAAATAGATAGTAATCTGTATAAATTACTAGTAATTTATTAAATGAAGAATCTAGCAACTGAAGGGAGATAAAAATGATTTTGAAAAACAAAAAAATACTACACGTATTTATGGTAGGGGTAAGCGTTATGTCTTTACTCACAGTACCTACTGGTACTTTAGCAGAGACAGTTACGACTCAACAGTGTCATTCTACAAACCCATTGGATTTTCAGTCAGTATGTAAATCAGAAGCTACAGCTTGGGGGAATGAACTATTTAACTTGTGGAATAAATTGACTCCACAAGTAGAAAAAGATGCGATACGGGGTTATACTGCGATGGATTATAGCAGGATTAACGGATATCTTCGTTCAGATTATTATGATATTCTAGATCAAGAAAAAATAGAGAAGAGTATTAAACTGATAGATCGAGCTTTTTCTAGAGTGAGACTACATGATGACATAATTGTCTATCGTCGAGTAAGTGAAAGTGCATTCGGATTACCAGAAAACGCATTAGTGAAACATATTGTAAAAGAGGATAATCCGGTTAATAGCACTTCAAAGATAGACAGGGAAAGCTTTGAATTCTTTAAAAATAGGTTTCAAGGAAAATATAAAAAAGACCCAGCTTATATGAGTACGAGCATTGTGAAAGATGCTGCTGAAGGATTTAGTGATGCGCCTATTTTAATGAAAATTCATGTTCCTACAGGTGTTCCCGCTATATATGTAGACCCTTTAAGTAATTTTTCTGGAGAAATGGAATTACTTTTACCAAGAAATAGAACCTATAAGGTTACAAATATATCACCAGTAATTGAAAAAGATAAAGAATATATAATGTTAGACGTTGAGATTTTAGATATACCATCTAATTATCGAAATAAGCGTGCTGCTGACATAGTATATGAAGATAGTTTACCATCATTATCGAAATAAATAGATTAAGTTATTTTAAAGTCTTTGCTGGATGAAATATCACATACTGTAATGAATAATGATAAAAAAGTACTAGTACAAAAGTAATCAAACAAGCATATATTGGAGTACGAGGTTCCTTCAACTAGTCGTATCTAGTCAATACTCTAAAAAGATCTTTGTATACGAAGGGTATCCACTGCCATGGATGCTCTTCTTTTGCTGTTTGACGTATTTTAACAACTGAAAGGTGTTTTGATTCCCTAAAGCGCATATATTCCTGTATAGAATGAAAACGGGAGAGGTGCTGATATTAATAAAAAGAATATAGCCACAAACGATTTAATAAAAGGGCTATCCAAACGTGAAGAAATTACTACAATTCATGTAGAGTCTTACGAAAAGATTGAGGTGGGAGGAGTTGTTATTGAAGGGCCAGCGATGGTGCTTTTCCTATTTTAAGGAGGCGAAAAGGCATGCTATTTTTCAAAAGAAAGAAAAAGAAGAAGGTAGTCACTCAAAGTAATGTAAAAAGAAATAACGAAAGTACAAATAATGATTTGTTAATTCACACGACAACATCAAGTGTAATAAACGCTAGTTCAGATTATGGTGGCTATGATAGTAGTAGTCATTCATCTTCATGTTCGTCGCATGCATCATATGATTCAGGAAGTTCATGTGATAGTTCGTCAAGTTTTGATTAAGTAGCCGAAGGAATATTTTTTATTTTGGAGGAGGGTGAAGGATGGAATCTATCACAGGTATAATTGCTGAAGTAGAAAAAAGAGTTAATGATTTACAAAGAGATAATGAGGGTTTGAAACAAACGTTACTTGATATTTCAACGAATAATGAAAAAGGGAATATCCAAGAGAAAGTGGATGCCATATATTTAAAACCTACATACTCACATAAAATTGATGGAAATAAAATTAAGTCATTAGAAGATGTAATTAAGATTAATGGATATCCGTTTAGATGATAAGGCAGTAAAAGGACTTGAACATTTGATCGAAAAGGAGTTTGAATCTAAATGATTACTGAAACAAGAAAAACAATATCAGGTACAGAGTATTGGGATAATGAACAGAAGAAGAGTCTATTTGTTCCTCATAATGTAGACCCTGACTTTTTAGTAACTGTTAATCCTGAGAGTATAATCGCTGGTAAAGGGTTTGCAACAGGAGGATATTTGACTAAGGATACGTTGGCAATTGGTGAAACAGGTACAGAACTTATCTTGAGTAACAAGACAATAAAAGAGTTACGTGAGTATGCTGATGAGCTAGGCATCGAGATACCAGCTGATGTTAAAAAGAAAGAAGACATCATTGATTTACTATCATGAAATACTGTGACTTCAATGGCTGCCATAACAAGATAAGCAAGGGACGTTACTGTGAAGGGCATAAGCGTAACAAACCAAGGAAGAAAAAAGATAAGAAGAACATCTATCATCATGAGAACAAACCATTCTATCGTACGGATGCATGGAAGTATGTTAGGTCAAAGGTATATGAAAGAGGGAAGGGATGTTGTCAACGATGTGGAAGGTTCGTCTTTGGTCGAAGTGCTCATGTTCATCATGTAATACCAATCAAGGAAGATCCAACTCTTAAATTAGAAGAGAATAACCTAAGATTACTTTGTCCAGTTTGTCATACAATCGAAGAGAATGAGGATAAACCAAAAAAAGTTTTCCCAAGTTATTTTGGAAGCCCCCCTATCAAAAATTAAAATTTCTCCTCTGGGGAGGATAGGTAGCGTAGGGGGCATTTCTATCGTTAGACAACATTTTTAAAAAATAAAGGGGGGTGTGAAATGTCTACGAAAAAAGAACGTCAAGAAATAGTTGCCGATAAAACAGAAGCTGAAAAAAATCGGATATTAAAAATCATGCGTGATGCAGATATTTACACCCTTACTTTAGATCCGTTAATTGAATCCTATTTAGATATCTTTGAAGTTTACATGACGATGTTTATCGAATGGAAAGAAAAAGGATTTCCGCCTACTCAACGTCACACCAATAAAGCAGGAGCCACAAATAATTCAAAGCATCCATTGGCGCAGCAAGTAGAAACTTGGACAGATAAAAAAACAAAAGCATTGGATTTATTGGGGCTTACTAATAAGGCTAAACCAGGTAAATATGTCACTGGTGGTTCTACTGTTGGGAAAAATGAAGAGGTGGAAAAGCCAAAAGCAAAGGTTAGTGAATTAGACAAACATCGTGCAAAATGGCGTGGTGCAAAATGATTGAACGTGGCGTTAACTATGCAGATATTTATGCAAAACAAGTAAGAAAGAATCCTAAAAAATATCCCGATACTATCAAAGCGATGGTAGATCGTTATTATAAATGGAAAAAGCGTAAAGATATTTGGTTCGATGTGGACCGTGTGAATGAAATGATGGATTGGGTTGAAACGTTTGTCCGGCATACGAAAGGTGATTTAGCAGGACAACCTTTTATTCTGGAAGATTGGGAGAAATTCGCTTATTCATGGATTTATGGATGGATTCATGAGAATGAAAAAGGGCAAATTGTCCGAGTTACTCGTGAAGCTTATATTCAGGTTCCTAAGAAGAATGGTAAAACTTTAATCGGTGTTGGTGCTCTTGGTTATGCGATGTACGGTGAAGGAGTACTTAGTGCTGATTGTTACTGTTGTGCGAGTGATTTTAACCAGGCTCAATATGCAGCGAAGCCATTTGCAGCAACAATTATGAACCATGATGTATTAATGGATTGCTCACACATTTATAAAGGCCCAAAAGGTACCATTTCGAGTGTGACATATGACTATATTCGTGATGATTTAGCTTATCAGAACCAATTCATTGTAATGAGTAAAAACATTCAATCCATTGAAGGTTCCAATCCACACTTTATTTTAAATGATGAGCTTCATGCTCAGGAAAACATGGATCAGTACGATAACTTTAAATCAGCGCAGGTTTCGCGTGCTGAGCCAATTATGTTTAATATATCAACGGCTGGTAAAGGTTCTTCATCGGTTGGTATGCGAGTGTATCGTGAGGCAAAAGAAGTATTGAAACGTGATGATAATGATTCAAGTTTTGTCATGATTTATGAACCAAATAAAAATTATGACTGGACAGACCGTAATGTTTGGGCAATGGTTAATCCGAATATTGGTGTGTCTGTAACGATGAGTGCACTTGAAACAGAATTCATCTCAGCATCACGTTCAGCACATAAAAAAGCCGAATTTCTTTCTAAACATCTGAATGTATTCGTAAACGGGGCTGAAAACTTCTTTGAACAAGGACAAGTTGAGCATGTACTTGTGGAAGACCTGGGTGATTTAACAGGTGAAACTTGCTATATCGGTTTAGATTTATCGAAAACAACCGATTTAACATGTGTGAGCCTGAATTTTCCTAACGCTGGTTATACCGAAGATGGAAAGTCTATTCTAAAAGTGAAACAAATGTATTTTGTACCTAATGAAGATATCGAACATCGTGAGAAGGAAGATAACGTTCCATATACTTATATGGCTGAACGTGGTTTTGTTACTTTTTGTGATGGAAAGATGATAAACCAGGATCAGGTTATGGATCACATTGTAGAATGCATGAATTTATATGATGTGCAGCAAATAAACTATGACCCAGCGATGTCACAAAAGTTAATTGAGAAACTTGAGAATCTTGGCCTCGAATGTATCTCGGTAAGTCAGTGGCCTAATGTTATGAATGCAATGATGGATGATGCAGAAATACTTATTTATGAAAAACGTATAATGACCGATAACCCTTTGTTTGTTTATTGTGCTCTTAACGTTGTAGTTGTAACAAATATCAATGGAATGAAAGCACCGAGTAAGCGACAGTCCAAAAAGAAGATTGATGGATTTGTTGCTTTTTTATGTGCTCATAAAGAAACGATGATGGTTATGGATAGCATAACTGAAGAAGGTATGGATGAATTAATTGGTGACATTTATAGATAG